CCACTTCTACTGGTAATGCACCACCGAATGCAACTTACTGGTCTTTAATGGCAACATCTGGTGCTGTGGGTGCGAGTGGTGGAGGGGCTGATGCTGTGTTTTGGGAAAATGATAAAACCATTACTACAAATTATACTGTTACAGCAACAACAAATGCCGTTAGTTCTGGAACAATAACTATAGCTGATGGAGTTACTATCACAATTGCTGATGGTGGGGAGTGGAGTATCGTATGAGTAAATTAGTCGTTTCAACATTAGAATCACCAGCAGCTTCTGGAATCATATCTGTTGCTGCTGGAGATATTGTTTATTCTCCAGGATCTGTTATACAGGTTATACAGAATCATACATATAGTCAATCCGCCACATCTATTCCAGCAAGCTATACTAGCTTCACAAACATTCCAGAATTGACTGCATCTATTACTCCAAAAAGTGCATCAAGTAAAATTTTAATTGAAGTTAGATGGGCTGGAGAATTTAGTGTGGTTGGTGCTACGTGGGATAGTGTGTGGAATTTAAAAAGAGGAACTACATTAATCGGTAGAGATGTATGGACTCCAACTGATCGCCACATTGGTTTAGCCATTTCATCTACAAGTTATACGAGCGCAGATGCAAGTAGTACTCCAGAAATGGCATACTATAATTATCTGGATTCACCAAATACAACATCAACAATAACTTACAATGGGTGTTATACATCGAATGGTGCATTAACAGTATACACAAATAGAACTGTTGGTTATGCTGCAGGTGGCCATGAAGCATTAACAAGTTCTGTTACATTATGGGAGATTGCTCAGTGAGTAGATTACAGGTTGATCAATTAGCTTCTAGAACAGGAACTGGAAATATTACCATTCCGTCTGGAAGTAGATTAGTTGGAACAGATGTTGGTAGTATTTCTAGTACTAAGGGTATAGTTCAGATGCAATATGCAACTGCCATGCCGAGTGCTCATATCACAGTAACATCAACCAGCGATACTACACTTGGACTAACATTATCAATTACTCCAGTGTTTTCAAATAGTATCATAAAGGTTGAGTTTTTTAGCACTATGACGAATGGTTCTGCTAATGCCCTTGTTTTACAGTTACAGAGAAAAATAGGTGCAGGTAGTTATACTACTCTTACACCAATATCAGGTACACGATATAATTATGGATGGAGTTATAACACAAGTGGATGGATGCATGGAAATAATATTTATTATGATGCGCCAGCAACTACTTCAATTTTAACATATCAGCTTTTATATAGAAATACTAGTACCACTGCTACCAATTATTTGGTTCATCAGTATATGGAATATGGATGGATTGCTACGGAGATTAAACAGTGAGTAAAGCTAGAGTTTCTGAATTATCTCCAGAAATTGGCAGTGGTGATATTTCGCTTGTGACAGGAAATAGTATTGTTTCTACAGACAATGCGATCTATAGTGGTCCAGGTTCTATTGTGCAAGAAGTTTATGTTAGTGCAATGCCAACATCTCATTTATCTACTGCGGGTGGTCCAGTAGAATTAGCTTTAACTGCCTCCATTACACCAAAGTTTAAGAGTAGTACAATTTACGTTAGATTTTTTAGCACTATGCTTCATGGTGCAGGTGGTTGGTTGATAACTACTTTATATCGTAGAGGTGGTGTATATAATACAAATAACTGGTTTGATGTAAATAGTAATTCTTATTCAAATTTTAATCAGCTAACAGCTGACACCAGAAGTACATATAGATATGCATATGCATGGAACTATACTTCTACTGGATGGCATGCTGCTGAATTTAAGTATTTTGACAATCCTGGAGATACCACTCAACTTACATATAAATTATATTACCAGTCTTCTGGTACAAATTATCTAGTCCATCAATATCAAGAATATGGATGGATGTTAACTGAAATAAGAGGTAAAGATTAATGGCTTCAGTATTAAAAGTAGATACACTAAAAAATAATCTAAATGAGGATCTACTGGTTAATGGGTATCCTCGCAAACCAGGACAAGTTATTGAGTATCTTTCTAGTCCATGTGATGGTTCTTCCGTAACAGTTGGTTCTGGAACATATACATTTCCAAACGTAACTGCAGTAACAGCATCAGTTTTAACCTATACTGATGTGACAGGTTCTAATATATCATATACACCACCAGCTGGAACAACACGTGTTGTTTATGATTTTCATTATGCAATGAGATGGGATAGTGAACATGCTATATCTCACTGGAAGTTTTTCATAGATGCCAATGAAGTTACATATGCTCGATTTTCTAGATCTGGAAGATATCCAGAGGACAGATATTCATTTGTATGGTCTATTGCCATCGGTGGTTCTGCTAATACAAATACAGGTAGACAGGCTACATGGACTACTGCAAAAACATTGAAGATGCAGTGGAGATCTTATTCAGCTGGAAATGCCAGAGGTGTCCATGGAACAACATACTGGGATGGTGCTGGTAGCACTCAATTTAGTATGCCGATCTTAACTATTATAGCGATAGCATAATGCCAGCGATTGCAAGAATAGATAAACTACAAAACAGTAGTGGACAGGACACTCTGGTGGATGGAGTACCAACACGTCCAGGTAGAATTATGGAGTATTTGGTATGTAATGGAGATGGTTCTTCTGTTAAGGGTAATAAGTCAGAGCATGCATTACCTTTGATCCAAACTTATAGACAGTCTGTATATTCATACGAAATAATTCCAGGCTCTGATATTGCTTATTGTCCACCACATGGTGCATCCAGAGTTGTTTATAAATTTAGATATGGAATGAGATGGGAAGCTGACCATGCTATATCCCATCAAAAATTTTATATTGATGGTAGTGAGGTTGTATATGCTAGATATAGTAGATCTGCTAGATATCCAGAAGATAATTACGAGTTTATGTGGACTATAGCTATTGGTGGAACTGCTAACTCAAATACTGGTAGAGTATCAGAGTGGAAAACACCAAAACAACTTTCAATGTGGTGGCGAGCATATGGTGGTGGTAACCATAGAAGTATGCATGCGACTAACTACTACGATGGTGGTGGTTTGCTACTACCAGTTGTACCAACACTTACAATTATTGCAATAGCATAAGAGGAAAATATGATTATTATCGAAAGAACAATAACTTTATCAGAAGCAATGTCATCTCTTCGCCCTGGATATCCATGGGTAGTTAGAGGAGACGATGTTTATGCAAACTTAGAATGGAATGGTTCTACAGCAGACAAACCAACTGAACAGGAATGTCTAGATGAGATCGCCAGATTACAGGCAGCATGGGATTCTAAGATATACCAAAAACGTAGATCATTAGAATATCCAGACTTCAAAGAATATCTGGATGGATTAGTTAAAAACGACACAGAACAAATGAATAAATATATACAAGACTGTTTAGCGGTAAAAGCTAAATACCCAAAACCAGAGGGAAACTAAAATGGCTGTTACTTCTAGAGAAACTTTAAAACAGTATTGTTTAAGAGCATTGGGAGCACCTGTACTTGAAATAAACGTAGATGACGACCAACTAGAAGATCGTATCGATGAAGCACTCGATTATTGGAATCTATATCATTATGAAGGTGTAGAACAAATTTATATGAAACAACAGATTCGTGCTTCAGTTATGAATCTAACCACATCTGTTGCAGCTACATTTAACTTATCAGAAATTGTAACAGGTGGTACATCAGGTGCTATAGCTGAAGTATGTAAACAAACAGACATTTCTTCTTCTGGAACTTCTTTATTAGTTAGAAATGTTATCGGTACATTTGCAGCTGGTGAAACAATCACTGGTAATAATGGGCACACCGCAATCCTTGGACTAACACCTATTACTCTTAGAGAGTATGATAACAAATACGTAACAATGCCTGACTATGTTTATGGTGTAACTAAGATTCTTAGTGCTGGACAGGCATCATCTTCAAAGAACATTTTCGATCTACAATATCAGCTTCGTCTAAACGACTTGTACGATCTAACTTCTACATCTCTTATCTACTACAAAACAGTTATGAGTCATTTAGCTCTGTTAGATTTAGAGTTAAATGGACATCAGTTATACAGATTCAATCGTTTACAAAATCGTTTGCACTTAGATGGTAATTGGCCAACTGATTTTATTCTTGGTGATTATATTATCATCCAAGGATATCGTGCTTTAAATCCAGCAGACTTTTCTAAAGTTTGGAATGAGCCATGGTTAAAGAAATATCTTACTGCATTGTTTAAGAAACAATGGGGTACTAATATGAAGAAATTTGGAGGGTTACAACTTCCAGGTGGAGTTACTCTTAATGGTCAAGAAACTTACGATGAAGCACAAAATGAAATTTCTGCTTTAGAAGATGATCTAATGCGTAAGTCTGCACCACTTGACTTCTTCTTAGGATAATAATGTCAACTGTCAACGTCTATTTTTCTCAAGGTACGAGAAACGAGCAGTATCTTATTGAAGACTTGATCATTGAATCTCTTAAGATTTATGGTCAAGAGTTTTTCTACATTCCAAGAACACTCGTATCTAAAGATGAAATACTAGGCGAAGATCGTTTATCTGAATTTAAGTCTTCATTCCCAATTGAAATGTACTTTGAGAATGTAGATTCATTGGATGGACAGGGTGCTTTTATTCAGAAGTTTGGTATGATGATGGAGCAGTCAGCTACACTTGTAGTTGCTCGTCGTCGTTGGGATCAACTTGTTGGTCGTTACGATCAAACAATTCTACCGAATCGCCCATGTGAGGGTGACTTGATTTATTTCCCACTATCAAAAGCGATGTTTGAGATTAAGTTTGTCAAACATCAAGATCCATTCTATCAATTAGGTAAGCTATACGTATACAAACTACAAGTTGAATTGTTCCAGTATGCTTCTGAAAGAATTGATACTGGTATCAAAGAAGTTGATGCGTTTGAAACTCTCAAGACTTTCTCTACAAATACAACCAGAAATCCGAATGGCGAGATTACTAGCATCACAGTGACTAATCAAGGAGCGAATTACACATCTGTTCCTACAGTTACCTTTACAAGTTCATCTGGTATTGGTGCAACTGCAACAGCAGTTCGTGGAACTGGTGCGACTGCAAATAAAATAGTTTCTATCAATATTACTAATCCTGGAACTGGATACCAAACTGTACCTATTGTAAACATTACTGGTGGTGGTGGTACTGGTGCTCTTGCAGTTGCTACAATTGATATTAATATAGATAAGACCGATTCATTCGGTGACAATAATAAATTCAAAACACAGGCTGCTGATGTTCTGTTCAGCGTAACGAATCCATTCGGAGAAGTTGATACAACTAATAATCCATAATGTTAAACAATAATGTATTTTACCATGGAATCATCCGCAAAAGCATAGTTGCTTTTGGTAGCCTATTCAGTGACATCTATATCGATCGTCGTCAGGGAGATTCTGTAACTGGTAATGTTATCCAGCGTTTACAGATTCCACTTGCATATGCTCCAAAAGAAAAGTGGGTTGTTAGATTGGAACAAGATCCAGGTTTAGAAAACTACGTATATACAACGCTACCTAGAATGTCATTTGAAATTACTGGTTACATGTACGATTCTTCTAGAAAAGTTAATCGTATGCAACAGTTAAAATGTGGTGATGGTAGTACATCAATGTCTACGATGTATAGTCCAGTTCCATATAATATAGACATAAGTCTTTACATTCTTACAAAAACGCAAGAAGATGGTCTACAGATTCTTGAACAAATTCTTCCAACATTCACTCCAGAATACACATTAGTAATTAATGTCGTTCCAGAAATGAATGTTAAGGTTGATGTCCCTATTATTTTAAATAGCGTATCAGTTCAAGACGATTATGATGGAGACTTCCAAACTCGCAGATTCGTTACACATACGCTAAACTTTCAGATGAAGACTAATCTGTTTGGTAATGTTTCTGGACAAAGTGTTATTGATAAGGTTAATGCTAATGTCGGTTTAAATGAAAATCTTTCTAATCCAAATAGAGTATATGCTGCAGAAGGTGATGTCACTACTGCCACTGTAGATTCGGAGAGTTGGTTAGACGGGTTTTAATTATGGCACAAATTTATAATTCGAATTCGAACTTAAAAGCTGCTGGTGTTACTGTTGACTTCACACCAGAAAATATTCAAGAGTACATAAAATGTGCTGCTGATCCAATCTACTTTATTGAGAACTACTGCTACATTGTTACACTGGACTTCGGTTTAAAGTTATTTAAACTATATGATTGCCAGAAAAAGAAAGTGGAAATCATCCACAGCAATCGTCGTGTTATTCTTATGGAAGGACGTCAGCAGGGTAAGACTACTACATCAGCTGCATACATCCTCTGGTATACTTTATTCCAAGCAAATAAAACAGTGGCGATTCTTGCAAACAAGGCTACTGCTGCACGTGAAGTTTTGGATCGTTATCAAACAATGTATGAACTTCTACCAAGATGGATGCAACAGGGTGTTACTGGCTGGAACAAAGGTGACATTGAGCTAGAAAATGGTTCAAAAGTATTCACTGCAGCAACAACTGCTTCTGGTATTCGTGGTAAATCTGTTAACATGTTATACGTTGACGAAGCTGCGATTATTCCAAACAACGTGGCTGAGCAGTTCTTCACATCGGTCTATCCAACAATTTCTGCTGGTCAGACTACAAAGATTTTAATGTCTTCTACTCCACTTGGTTATAACCATTTCTGGAAATATTGGACAGATGCTGAGAAGGGTAGAAATGGATTCGTTCCATTGTTTATCCCTTACTGGGAGATTCCAGGACGTGATGAGGCATGGGCTGCTGAACAGAAAGCACAACTTGGTGAATTGAAGTATACACAAGAGGTTCTTTGTAACTTCTTAGGTTCTTCTCTAACACTAATCAAAGCTGATGTTATTGCAAGAATGTCTCCAGATAACATAATCCATTCGAAAGATGGATTGGATATCTACGAAAAGCCATCCGCTGGTCATACATATTGTATGGTATGTGACGTGGCAAAGGGTGTTGGTGGAGACTATTCATCATTCCAGATTATTGATATAACAGAAACACCGTATAGAGTAGTTGGTAAATATCGAGACAATCAGATTAGTCCGATTTTATATCCTTCTATAATCTATAAAGTAGGAAAAGAATATAATCATGCTTATGTTCTTTTGGAAATTAACATCTCAGAACAGGTTGCACACATCCTATATTCTGAAATGGAATATGAAAACATATTATTCGTAACGAGACATACTATGGGACAAACAGTCTCTGGTGGTTTCGGTGGTGGTAAGACTCAGCTTGGAGTCGTAACCGATAAGAAAATTAAACGAATCGGTTGCCACAACTTCAAAGCATTGGTCGAGGAAAACAAACTTATTATTAATGACGCTGATACTATCTCTGAAATCTCTACATTTATCGAGAAAAAAGGATCGTATGAAGCGGATGAAGGATATCACGATGACTTAGTCATGCCGTTAGTTCTATTCAGTTGGCTTACAACTAACTCGTATTTTAAAGACCTAAATAATGTAAACCTACGAGAAATTATGTATAAAAAGCAAATGCAGGCTATTGAAGAAGAATTAACACCATTTGGGTTCTACGACGATGGTAGTCCCGAACGAGCACCTCTAAACTTTTGAGAAATTGTGTAAAAGCTAAATAAAATGTAGACATGAGATTTGTCTAGGTAAAACTTATTAACAAGGAGAATTACAATGCCGTTTCAACTATCTCCAGGCGTTGCAGTCGTAGAAAAAGATTTCACATCTATCGTTCCAGCAGTATCAACTTCAATTGGTGCTTTCGCAGGAAAGTTTGGATGGGGTCCAGTTTTAGAGCCAGTTACTGTTGGGTCTGAAAATGAATTAGTTAGCTCATTCGGTTCGCCTAATGACAACAACTTTAAGTCTTTCTTTACAGCAGCCAACTTCCTATCATATACAAACAATCTATTACTGGTTCGTTGCGATGCAAACCATAAGAATGCAACTGCATCTGCAACTGGCGGTGTATCATCATTCACAGTCGGTACTGCTGGTTCTGGTTATGTATCTACTGCTGCAGCACCAACTGTAACAATCGGTGCTCCAAACGTAACTGGTGGTGTTCAAGCTGTTGGTACTGCAGTTCTATCTGGTGGTGGTGTTTCTGCTATCGCAATCACTAATGGTGGTACTGGATGGACAGGTACTCCAGTAGTAACTATCACATCAAATGGTTCTGGTGAAGGTGCAACAGCTCACGTTGATATTACTAGTGGTGTTATTACTAGCATCGTTATTGATACTCCAGGAACTGGATATAAAAATAATCCAACAGTAACTATTACTGGTACATATACAACTGCTGCAGTTGTAGGTGCTATTACTATTAGTTCTTCTTCTATCACTGGAGTTACTCTTGTTGAAGCTGGTACTGGTTATACTAGTGCTCCTTCTGTAACAATCGCTAATCCTCCAACTGGTACTCAAGCAGTTGCTACTGCAGTTTATGCTACTAGTGCTGGTGTTAAGATCAACAATGGTTCTAACTACCTATCAAGCTGGGCATCTGGTCAGGGTGTTGTTGGTGAATTTGCTGCAA